GCGGGACTTTATGGGATAGCAATTGGACGTAATGCAGGGCTGTACAGGCCGCCTGGAGGCGGTGCAGAACTATACAAAACCTCTATTGGGCGTAACTCTTCCTATACTAGAGCTGATGACACTAGCGAAGTTTGCATTGGCTCACGTAATTCTGCTGGAGGCACACTTAACCCCACACTCCTCACGGGAGTAGCAGATCCGGAACAGCCTAACGATGCAGCAAATAAGCAGTATGTGGACTCTCTGCTTTCCCCGGCTCAGCGGGCTGCAATTAACGCGTTAGACGCGGGAACAGCTTCAGTTGCGGATCTTATTAATGCTCTGAAAACTGTATGAGGGAGGGACTAACCTATGATACAGGTTGTACTGATAACTTCCTTGCTAACCTTCATTGCACTGGATATCTACACCACCACTAAGATCCTTCAACGTGGTGGTGAAGAGCTTAATCCTCTGGTACGCTGGCTCATGTCTAAGCTAGGAGTGCGGCAAGGACTCTTAATCAGAGTTCCCGTCCAGATTCTGGCTTTGGCGGCACTATCCATGGCAGGAACTTGGGGTCTAGCTATTGTAGCCCTGCTGTATTCAGTAGTGCTTATAAATAACTTCCTTGTACTCAGGAAACTTTAAGGGAAGGCAGGACTATAATCATGGCACAATTCAATCATCGCGCAAATATTCAATCATCCATCTTCCCCCTGCTCTCAGAGCTTATGGGAGACGATGTTATTATTGATCGCGGGGATCACTCTTTTGTGCCTGATTATAATCCCTCGTCTAGCACATCTCCAGTAGACAGAGGGATCGCTCAGGTTATCTATGCTCACAATGTGATGCCTAGTACCTACGGATTTCAGAGTGTAGGCTTTCAGGTTCAATTCAATGGCCCCGCTATTGCTGGAGTAAACTTCGAGGAAGCCTATCTTGTAGTGTCCACAGAGGGTATCCGGACTTACATTGGGGTGGACTACTCGGGCACAGGTAAGATCTACGCACTGACTAATGCGGGGCAGTGGATCTTACCTACTGGATCTCCAACTATTGGATCCAATAACACTGTCAGCGTAGCTACTGTTAATGGAATTACGTATGTGGCAGTAGCCCGGCTTGGGGTATGGAAGTATTCTGTATCTACAGCTACGTTCACTCGGGTAACTCTTAAAGGTATTGCTAATGGAGGCATTCGAGGCATCCTGCAATCCACGGGATATCTTATAGTCTGGTCGGATACTGGCGTGTCCTGGTCTGCTACAGATGATCCACTGGATTTCGAACCTTCGGATATCTCGGGAGCGGGTGCGGGTGAAATACAGGAAGCCCAAGGTAAGATAACTTTCTGCCAACAGACCTCTTATGGATTCATTGTGTATACGGAGAATAATGCAGTCTCTGTGACTTGGTCTGGGAATACTAATTACCCCTTTAACTTCAAGTCTATTCCCGGGGCGGGCGGAGTTGCAGGAGGAGAGTTGGTCACGAAGGAGACTGTGAACGCACAGTATGCGTATACCACCAATGGACTCCAGCAGGTGTATCACACGGGGGCTAAGACTGTTCTTAGCTATATCACAGACTTCATTGCAGGGCAAGTATTCGAAGATTTCGACGAGGACACTAATCGTCTAGTCATTCAGAGCTTCTCCACCACAATGAAGAAAAAGCTTACTCTGGTGAATGACAGGTATCTGGTACTAAGCTACGGAGTGGAACTGAGCCAACCATTCACCCATGCACTGGTACTAGATCTGACTCAAACTCGCACAGGGAAAGTGAAGATTCCACATAACTCTGTATTCGAGCTACGCAATACCTCTCCTGAAGTGATAGAGACCCCCCCGGGAGTCAATTGCTTTTCTTCAAGAGGATGGCACAGTACAGATAGTTGACTTCGGACTTCGGAATCTAGCAGGAAACGGGGTTATGATAACTGGTCGGTACAGGCTGCAGAGATCACAAAAAACTACTTTGCAGTCTGTGACCGTGGAGAACATTATCAATGGGGCGGATTTTGAGATGTACGCTTATAGCCATATTGACTCTAAGGATCTTGTGAATCCACAACCACTCGTGCTGGAGACGCCTGTAAGACCTGCAGCTAGATCCAGAAAATTCTACGGCACAGTTACTGGGGATACCCTATCTCTCCTGTATAAAGGGACATTTAATATCGTATCCCCTGTTATAGCGGTGACACCAAATGGCATATACTAGTAAAGTAAACATACGGCTAGGTGAAGTCCCCAAGACTACTGACGGGGAGATCTTTGCAGACCTGGTGGATATCTATAATGCTATCCACATCCTGGCCCAGTATGTTAATCAGTTGGCTGGGCAAGGAAATCCCGATGAGGACACTCTGGTCTGGGACAGCATTCCTTGGAAGAACTCTTTTTGGTATCCAGCTAAGCAGAACATAAAGGCCGGGGAGGTAGTATGTTTCCAGACTGACGGGATGTATAAAGGATGTACTTGGGAGGTGGTCCAGAAGATTACAGGCAGCAGCGGGGCGCACACCGGGCCCCTTAGCCAGGCTAACGCATTCGCAGCATCAGGAGGTTTAGCTGCACTGTGGGGGATAGCCTTGTCGGATGCGGCTCCTGGTAAAAAGGTCAGGGTAGGAGTAGGCCCAGCTACGATTAAGCTTACAGGATGTAAAGCAGGAGACTTTGTTTACGGAGTCGGCACCAGAGATGCTAATAGCCCGTTCATGTATGGGTTTTCTGCCTTTGAAACTCCCGCCGTTGCTCCAGTGATCGAGGGAGTAGGCCCAATAAGTAGCGTACCTGGGGGCAGTTTCTGGGCTGCAGGAGGTATGGAATACGTGGTCACAGGAATAAACAAGAATGATCTAAGTAAGCGGTACAGGTTTAGTAACGACGGGGGGATGTACTTGAATGTGGCGTCCTCGGCCCCGCACACTAACCAAGCTACCTGGGATAGGGGATATTTCATAATTGGCATGGGGATAGGAACTGACGCAGCACTGATATTCGGGCCAGAAGGAATTAAAGGTAGGTACCGCAAGTTCACTCCTGGAGGCGCGTATGGAGTTCCAAGACGGGAGCCGCTACGGGCGTTCTCCGGCAGATCTATAGAGTACGCTCCTCGTCCATAGTCTCTTCTCTCTGCCGCGTATCCACCTGTATCCCTCTTCAACCACTAAAGGAACTTCACTAAATGACGCAGGCCCGTAAACTTTCTCAGCATTTCACTACAGCTGAAGCTACTAAAACTTCCACAGGACTAGATAACTCTCCGACTTACCAAGAGCTTGCCGTACTGATGTACACCGCCTGCAAGATGGAACTGGTTCGGGAAGCTCTCCAGGCTAACCCTATCATAGTCACATCCTGGTTCCGCAGTGAGAAGGTTAACTCAGCTGTAGGAGGTGTGTGGAATTCCCAGCACAGGCTAGGGGAGGCAGTAGATTTCGTATGTCCTGGTTTCGGAACTCCAGCGCAGATCTGTGCACACCTCAGAACTCTGGCAGATGAGTTACAGTATGACCAGCTAATACTGGAGCCGTCTTGGGTGCATATATCCTTCCTCACAAACAACAAGGATATCCGCACTGCCCCCCGGAAACAGTTTCTTGATCTATCTCGCCCGAAGTAATTCATACCACTAAGGAGGCCGTATGATAATCCCCGACTGGGATCCTGCAGCAACTAAATCCCTAGTCCTTACGGCAATTGCTGGACTAGGTGGAGCACTCAGCTATGTCTGGAAAGCCACTAAAGCTGGCAAGAAAGTAGAGCTATTTCGGGTAGCGCTATCAGCACTCATGGTAGCATTTATCTGTTTCCATCTAGGATTCATCTACGCCGAACTAGGGCTAAGTGATCCTATGATCTGGGCATTGAATGGGTTCTCCAGTGTACTTGGCGTAGAGATTCTTATGGCGCTGGCGTCTAAGTTCCTGTACCGTTGGCTTAAGGTGAATGAAGATGACTTGGTTAAGCAAAAGCTTATTGATTGCGGTTGGACTCCTCCTGGGGGCGCTGCTGGTAGACCAGTGGCGGGATCTCCGAAAGGAGAATAAGCAGCTTAGGGAGATCTTAGTTGGAATCTCCCAGGCTCAAGATCGCTCCCAGGAAGTCTTGGGAAAGCTGGCGGAATCTCAGGAGACTCTTGCCGCACAGAGTAGAAAAAACTTAGGGGCCATTTATGCTCTTGGAAAACAAAGTAAAGAGGTGCAGGCTTATCTTAAGCAGCTTGTGCCTGAGCCTATCGGGGGGGCTAGCGGGGTGCTCAACTCCGCCAGAACACGAACTCCCGCCCCCAGCAACATTGACGAGGAACTGTCCAGTGCTGCTGGAGGAGGAGTTCCCCGATAATCTTGCTATTCTTATAAGTTATCTGTACCTAGTGACCGATTACTACACTTGTGCAGATAGACATAACGCACTATCTGATTGGCACACAGAGCCCAGTAAGGGCAAGGAGAATTAACATGGCAACAGCAATGGAGCAGCTTACTGGGTTGGGGAACTTGCTTACTTCGGCTAACGCTATTTTCGGGGGAGGCGGACAGACCGTTCGCCAAGAATCTTCCGGAGGTAAGACTACTACCAGTAACGATATCACCCCGGAAGGTCTGCAGCGTATCATTGACCAGATGATGGCTGGCCCTGGTGGAGTTAAAGATATCTCTGGAGCAGCTAGAGGTGCCGGGCTGTATAACTCTACCACTGAGGCCCAGCTCCGGAATGATTTAGCTGCTCGGGTATCTGGAGAAGCTGCAGCTCGTAGTGCCACCACTACCACCACCACTAGCCCCACATCTACTGTGCAGACTACTGATCAGGAAGGTGCAGGTATTGCCCCGCTTGCAGGCTTGATCGGCATGGAGCTTATCGGTACGGGAGTAGATAAACTCTGGAACTCCGACTTGGTCAAGGGCGGCATAGACTCTATAGGTAATGCTCTGGGATTCGGGGGCGGAGTCCAGCAGGTAGGTTCTCTGGCTAGTGGAGGCTCGCTTGGTCTGCAGATGCCTGCTGCATTCGGGGGAGCGTCTAGTGGGCTGGGACTTAGCTTGGGAGGACAAGGACTTAGCACTCTTGGCGGGGCTTCCGGAGGTCTGGGGTTAAGTCTTGGCTCGGGTATCGGTGGAGGACTAGGGGGACTCAGTAATCTGGGCTCTTCTATTGGCTCCGGTCTCAGCGCAGCTGGTGGATCGCTAGGCTTCGGCGGCAGCGCATCTAGTCTGGGTGGCTTAGACGCTTTCTCTGGTCTGGCTAATTCAGGAGAACTTGCGGGGATCTCTGGTATTGGAGATATCTTTGCTGGCTCTGCAGGCGGTGCACTAGGTGGAGCAGGTGGAGGAATTAGTGCGGGTCTAGGAGCTCTTCCTCTTGCCAGCTTTGCAAGTCCTATTTCTAGCTTGCTTGGCGGTATCCTTGGAGGAAAGGACGCTATCAATCCTGTCTCTCTGGGGATGAGTTCTTTGGGATCTGGACTAGCTCTTGCTCCAGCTATGGGGCCACTGGCTCTCGCTGTTGGGCCTGTATTGTCTGGACTTGGCTCGCTCTTTGGAGACTCCGTTATTTGTACCGCACTTGTCAAGCGAGGACTGCTGGATAGTGTGGAATACGCAAGCGGGGAAGCGTATCTTAAGACTCTGCATACTTGGACTATTCGAGGGTACTATCTCTGGGGTATGCGCGTGGCTCGCAAGATTGATGCTGGCTCTCCGTGGGCTATTGCAATCTGCCTGCCTTGGGCGCACAGCCGCATGAAGCTGATCTCTGCGCAGAATAAGGCTACCGGCTGGGGTAGTTATTTCAAAGCTGCCCTTCGTAATCCTCTGGGAGCAGTAACTCAGTACATCGGACAACCTCTCTGCTGGCTGCTTGGTGGCCTGGTAACTCTCTCGGAAACTATCTCTCTTGGAGATAACAATGGCGGACATTAACTCTGTGCTTGGAATTATCGACCAAGCTATCCAAGCAAATCAGGGCCAGGCTGCAGCTCTCACTTCTGCCTATGGAGGAATCCAAGGTGGAATAGGAGCTCAGTCTAGGGCTGGACAGGATATGCTGGAAGCTCAGAAGATCCGAGATAGGCAAGCACTGGAAGGCACACTTGCGGCACAGAATAACACTCGTGCCGCAGCTTCCGCCCTCGGAACTAACATGGATGATATCCCTACGGAAATCGTTAGTATCCTTGGCTCTGCTATGCGAGAGGAGGCTTTGAAAGTCGCTCAGCAATCAGCCCGCGTGCAAGACATTGAGAGTAACAATGATCTCTTTAGCTCCCCTCTTGGGTTCCTTCGAGACCTTGCTGTAGGGGATCAGGCTAGGGCAGAACTAGCAGGTAGTCAGGCGAGGCTGGAGTCCCTCTCTAAATCTCTGGGAGCGCTTAATCAGGCTACTCAGAGCACTGCCCTCACTCAGAAAGCTATTGCAGAGACTACTTCTGAGGCGTCTATCCAAGCAGAGATGGATATGCTTGCAGCGCAGCAGAGAGAGCTTGCAGCTAAGGCCGCCACTAATTCCTCTAAGGCCTCAGTGGATATGCTGAATAGCCTTAATAGCCTGAATTCCCAGAATACTCGGCTGGCGCTGGAAGCTTATAATCTCCAGAACCAAGCAGAGCAGCAAGCGTTCTACCGGGATCTTCAGTCTGGCAAGGGAGGAGATAAGGCAAAGGCGGATGCACTCCTCACTCAGTATGCTAATCTGGCACGAGCTGAAAAGGGGCTCACTCCGGTAGAGTCGTCTGCTCTGGAGAGTGCAGCTAATCCAGAACTTGAGGACTTCCTGGTTCGCCGTGGACAGACTATCTCTATGGCAGCCCAGCAAGGGATTCCCACTCCGGCTCTGCAATACGGCAGTAATCCTATTGCAGCTATGTCTGTTCGTGCAGCTCTGGGAGATCCAACCACTTCGGCAGAGATGGCCACTGTTCAGCAGCAGCAACATATCATGGCTACCGCCAGTAATCCTAGCTCTTATGCTAAGTTCCTCCGAGACACTGGACAGAATCTGGACGCTGCGGGGAAAACTCTCAGCACGCAGGAACTGGAATCCAGAGTCACAGAGCTGCTTAAGACTAAGGAGGGCAGAGCTCAGGCTGCTTCCCAGGTCTGGGATTACCAAGTGTCACAATTCAAGGATAACCCTGGACTGGATACCTCAGTTAATCCCTACGCATTCTCTCCGATGAATGTACTTAAGGACTGGGAAGCTCTGCGCACGGAACCGTTCCTTATGGATAAGGTAGCTCCTCTGATCCAGGCTGCTGTGGCTGAGGGAGGTTCCCCTGCTGAGTACAATCCGGACTACCTGGCTAAGGCTGCACTGGACTCTATGAAGTCTGGTAAGGCTAACAGCAATGATCTGGCTCTGCAGCTTGCAGGTATCGCTAACCAACTCATGCTGTATAATAACTCTGCTCGGAATTATGTGCAGAACGGTATGCCAGCTCAGAGTAAGTCTGAGTTCCGGGTCACCGTGCCTGGATTCAGCGATGTCATTGATACCAGTAACCCTGCTGAGTGGAATGACTTTCTGGTTAAAGCCGCGGTGAGTGTGGATACAGGACGAGCTGGAGAGTTCTTTGATAGTATCCCTAGTGCCCTAACTTTCCATACCTGGAGCGAGCTTTTTAACTTCGGTAACCGATAGCACTAACTCTTTGGAGACTTACAATGGCCACAACTTTCCGAATCCCGGGGCCGGCGGATGATATAGGCACTCAAGGTGCATCTATGTCCGGGAGTAGCCCTGAATCTTGGATGCCTCCTTCTGGCTCCCCCATGTCTGCAGCAGATAATCATGCTCTGTCTGCAGGACAAGGTTCTTGGTTTAGCAATGCTTTTGATTCCGTAGCGGAATCGATATCAAATGCGCCTAAGTACTGGAGACTCGCTGCCGCTAGTGGGCTGGTCGGACTGGTCAATACTGGTACTGAGGTAGCTAACTGGTTCCTGCCTAAGCAGGCAGAGTTTGAGGACTGGTCTGTGGAAGGGTTTCAATTTGTACATGATGACAACCTGCAGCAATACTATGCAGATAACAAGACCAGTATAGACACCGCTGGCTTCTTCCTGGGGGGACTCGCTCCAGGTATGGGAGGTGTGCGGGCTCTTAAGGCGGGTCAAGCACTACTCTCTCGGAATCTTGCAGCTCAGGCTCTGGAGACTGCAGCCCAGAGTGGGGCCGTTGGAGCTAATCTCTCCATGGCTACCCGGCTTTTGGTACCTAGTGCTGATCGATATATTGCTCAGTCCACAGCTAAGATTGCAGCCACTCAGCGCACTGCTGGATTTATGCAGGCAGAGCGGCTTAAAGCTCTTGGCTCTCGTGCGTGGCAGGGAGTTCTGGAGTCTGCTGCATTCGAGACTGCTGCACTGGCCACACAGTTTAAGTCCCCCTTCCTGGAGGAAATGGACACCAGTGATATTGTGTTTAACTCCGCACTGAATGTGGCGTTCGGTGGCCTTATTTATGGTGCCTTGGCTATCCCTGGAGTTAACCGGGCGATCTATAGAGGGGACCAGTCCAGAGGCCTCCCCGGTGTAGAGTACTTTGAATCCCTTAATATGTTTGGCCGCAAACAGGCCCAGATCGGATCCAATGCTCCTGCCCCAGCTAAGATCATCATGGCTTCCCTGAATCGAGACCAGGCAGAAGCGGCTATTAAGTGGAACATGGACGAGCTGGAAAGGCTGGCTCAACCTGATGCCACTAGCGGAATCCCTAATATTACTGTCGAGGAAGCGACTAAGATCGCTAACGCACGACTCGCTACTGCGCGAGGCACTGTGGAGGATCTCAATAACCAGATCCGCACCCACGTACGTGAGGCCACACCTAACGATGAGGTAGGTAACTGGTTCGCGGATGCTATTATCCGTGCGCCCTCCGAGAGTCGTAAAGGTCTAGCACTCGCAATGGACCGCATGGTTCGAGGAGTGGACGCAGACTTATTGCAGAAGCAGGCTAGTGCTCAACTTCGTAAGGCTATTAAGGAGGCGGAGGCTACTGGTCTCGATCCTGCCAGTCTCCCGGACTCTCCCACAATGCGTACTTCCTGGACCGATCTCCACGGTACGGGTAAGGTTACTGACGGCGCGCTCCCTGCAGATCATGTTATGGCAGACATGGTTAAGCTTAAGGGACGATCCGGTGTGTCTGGTAATAAGTCCGCACTTGAGGACGCAGTGGATAAATACGTGTCCGCTGTGAAGCCTAAGATCAGTGACATGATTAATATGGCAGACGTGGATAAGCTCAAGCCTCTGGAAGCTCAGGCCAGATACCTGTCTGCATCTAGGGCTAAGCTGGGAGAGCAGATTACTGTAGGGGCACAGGACTATCCATTCCTGGAAGCAGCTTATCGCCGTATGTCGGAGGGCGCAGTTAAGAAAGTCACAGTATCTGGGCAGGGTGAGTTTACTACTCCGGACGCATTGTTCAAGTACATCCAGAATGCTAAGACTACCAGCATGCAAGCTGCGATCAAGCAGAGTGCTCGCCGTAAGGCTACTGGGGAACCTTTGGAGGTGCTGGCTCAGCGACTGAATATGAATCCAGACTACGTCCGTAATGCTTCAGCTGGCCGCCCCGGCACTCCTGAGGACTTCCTGCACTGGCAAACTCAGGCTAAGGCTATGGGACTAGAGGGTGCAGACCAGCATAAGTTCTGGTATCGCCCTAAGTATATGGGCACTCACATAGCTATGCCTGCAGAAGAACTTGCTCAGCGACTGGAAACTGACGCTGCCACTTTCGCAGCTAGTTTTAAGAAAGTCAATGATGGCGCACTGCAGAATGCTACCACTCAGGTGACTGGAGCACTGTATGGACAGGTTGGTCCTCGGGGCACCTTCGCTGAGTACCTGCCAGAATCTAGCGTACTGGAGGATGGAATCCGGCACACTAATCTGCTAGGTGCTGAGCCCGGAGCGTTGAACCAGAACAATGGTGCATACGGTTCCCAGAGTGAAATCTATAAAGCCATCGGCACTATTGCTCAGCAGATGGGACGCAAGGCAGGTGAGCTGGTGGACGAAGTAGTGGACTCTGTGCGGGATATCTTGCTCACAGATACAGCCGCCGCTGCCGAGTTCAGTGTGACTAATCAGCTCGTGTCTAAGTCCCAGAATCCTCTCCGTATGATGGAAGGTCGTGCAGGTCTGGAAGCTTTTAATCCAGCCACAGGTGAAGCTCTGGAGGACGTAGCCCCGATACTGTTTAAGAATCGGAATACGGCTAAGATCTGGGAAGCCCACTTGGAACTTAACGCTAGGAAGATTGCGGGGTATAAACCTATCCGTGCAGCGCAGGGACTGGAGTATACTTATGATCCTGGTCAGGTGTATCCTCTGCGTCCGGATCTTGCCCACATGAAGTACTTTGCATTCGTGGTGGATGACTCTATTGTGGGTGGGCAGAAGATGTCTATGATTCATGGCTCGTCTGATCGAGAGCTCATGGATAAGATAGCTCAGCTCCGCCAAGAGTTCCCTGATTGGCGGGTGGTCACCAAAAGTAACTCGGAGGAATACCATAAAGCTAGGGGGGATTACCAGTACGATAGGACTATCCATGAGATTAAGATGGATAGTGCTATGGCCAGCAGAGGGATTATGAATGATCCTCTGCCAGTAACGGACGGGAAAGCTCTGCTTGGACATCTCCGCAATCACCACACTAAGCAATTCCGTGCTCTGAATGCGGAGATTATCCACGCTAAGTATGACATGCCATTCCGTGAGTTGGAGGCTATGGCTAGAGCATCTGGTGATCCAGCCTCGTCCCGTATTTCTGGGGTGTGGGGACTGGCTGAGGCTTCTCCTAAAGATCCTTGGCTGGGGTATATCCGTACTGCGTTGAACATTCAGAACCAGGGTGAAATGCCTCTGCTGAATGCAGCTAATAGATTCGTGGATGAGTCTGTGAGTGCAGTGTGGAATTCAGCGTCTAACGCTCTGGCTGAAATGAAGGGGGTGTCGGTAGATAAGCTGGCAGCTGTTAATGATATCTTTGAGTCCCACGGATTCAAGCCTGGATATTATGACGCAGCTACTATGCTCATAGCTAACCGAAGTCAGGATCGTAATCTGGCCAGTAGATTCGTGCGAGGAAGTTCTGCACTTCTGTCTACTACATTCCTGCGCTGGGATCCATTCAATGCTATGGTGAATAAGCTGGGCTCCACCGTGCTGACTAGCACAGAGCTTACCAGTGTACTCACTGCTATGGCTAAGAGGGATGCGTCTATAGTAGGTAAGCTTGCGCATGTGATGCTTCCAGGCACGGAGGACTCTATACTCTCTCCTCAGAAGCTCATATCTAACTCTCTCCGCAGATTCTGGGAAGATATTCGTGGGCCGAATGCTGGTAAGATTGGAGCTGAGTATAAAGCTCTGGGCCTAGACACAGATTACCACGCCAGTATCACAGGGTTCATGGATGATCTCAGTTTCACTGGAGGAGAGACTGCAGCAGTCCTGAATCAGAAACTGCAACGAGCTTACGACTGGGCACAGAAAGCTGGCCAGTTCGGAGAGAAGGTCACTGGTAACAAGATTATGGAGCACATGAATAGATTCGTGGCTTCTGACATCATGAAGCAGATTACTGATGTCGCAGTGGAGCAAGGGACCATGTCTCCTGGAGAAGCCTGGACTTATGTGCGGACTTTCGTTAACCGCACTCAGGTTAACTATAACTCTGTGCAGTCTGCCCGGCTATTCTCTGGTCCTATTGGTAAAGCGATGGGGCTATTCCAGAGCTACCAGTTTAACCTGATGCAGCAACTGTTCCGGCATGTAGGGGAGGGATCCAGTAAGACTCTTGCAATGTACGCTGGGCTGCAGGGAACATTCTTTGGTCTGAACGGACTCCCTGGATTCCAGGTCATGAACTCCTATGTTGCTCAGCTTGCAGGGAATCCTAACCAGTACGATCTGACTGATACACTGAGTGACGGAGTCCCCGCAGGAATGGCTAGCTGGCTTCTGTATGGTGCACCCTCTAATCTGCTCCACGCTAATCTGTACTCCAGAGGTGATGCCACTCCCCAGAATCCTACGGTTCTCCCCACAAGTATCAGCGGGTTCCCACTTATCAATATGTACAGTAGGTTCTTCGGGAATCTCAAGCGTACAGCAGGTAACGTTATGGAGGGTGCTGATCTCTGGCCAGCTTTCCTTAGTGGCCTTGAGTTTAACTCTATTAATCGTCCTTTGGCAGGTGTAGCTCAAGTCCTTAGAGGAGTCACAGATGGATCTAATACTGTGGGGTCTTATGACCAGCTTGGGAAGTTTATTAGCGGGAACGATCTGTGGAGTCTTGCTACAGCTGCCCGAGTCATGGGCGGTCGTCCGCTGGATGAAGCAGTCACTAGGAGAGAAATGTACAAGCTGCAGGCTGTACGTACAGCGCAAAGACAGAAACTGAATGAGGCTGGTGCAGCTCTCAGACTGTCTATGCAGGGTGACGGGGATCCCTCTGATAGCCAGGTGGATTCTGTGTACGGAGCTTTCCTGAATGCTGGTATGAAGTCCGCTGATTTTAATCGTTGGATGATGCGGAGATACGTTGAGGCTAATGAACCTGAGGTAGCTAATATGCAGAGGTTTAACAGTCTCCCTCAGAGCCGCAGAATGCAGATACTTCTGGGAGGTGAGGATATCCAGGGAGGGATGTAGTCTCCAAGGGTAGTCCCCAGGGAAGTCTCTGGCCCGAGTAGTGTGCTCCTTGCTTGGCTGACCACCAGGCAATTTAAAGCCCCCATAGGCTCTTGGCTTATGGGGGCTCTTTTTATCTAGCAGTGCTGGGGGCTAGGGCTGGCTGGGTTAGTTTGTCAGTGTAGCGATTTCTTCGCTAATATCTCGAATCCGTCCCAGGAAGAAGTCTGCCCAGATTGCTGATTCCTCCTCAGTAACAACCAGCCCCTCTGGATTATCTGCATACGACGCATAGGCTTGTGTAGCTCCGACCAGGGATTTCCGGAGTCCCTCCAGCTTCACCTGTCTCTCAATTTCTGCTTTCTCCGCCTCAGCTTTCTTGATATCAGATTCCAGTAGTTCGATAATAAGCTTATAATTATCCTCTTCTTTGGAGTTCTTGTCTAGGTCGCGCAGAAGCTCCTTGTAGAGCTCTAGCTTATTTTTGAGTTTCTTGGTCTGAGCATCTATAGATTCGATAGTCGAGCAGTTATTCGTCACGGGATTCTCCTGTGAATTAGTTGTGCGCTGAGGGTCATCAATTATGATAGCCTTAGCTCTACTGCGTAAGCACAATACTGGTTCGTTTCTCAACGAGCTTTCTGTGCAGTACGTTAGTAAGTCCTTCAATTCCTTGGGCGTCAAAGAGGCCGTCGATAGCAACATCGCAATATACTCCTATAGTGGCGTACCACTGTGCCAGGTCATTCACATCCTGCAACATGGCTCTGCACTTAGGGTGTCGGGAGAGCTCTTTCTGCAGTTCAATGACAGGCTGAGGCAGATAGTTAAATCTGCTATCACTGTGGTCTATGTAACTAGGCATTACTGCCCCCCACTCTGGCCTGCCTGCGCGTTACGCATGGCTCCCATAACCTTAGCCCCAATCCCAGCACTTGCTTCGATAATCTGGAACAGTGCAAAGACTTCAGTGGGGCTGTAGTTCTGGTACAGTCCAGGGTTACTCAGTTCGGCAATAGCCCCGGATGAGGCATTCTCTACCCCAGACATGAGATTAGTCATGGCCTCTTGCGCTGCCTCTTGCGCTTTCTTGTAAGCTTCCTGGGCCTGGAGGTTTTCAGGATTCATTGAGTTATGTTCAGACATGGTATGTTCCTTTATAGATAAGTAGACTGAATGGTCTTGCGGCACTGGATAAGAAGCTCTGCCTGCCTCTGTGCATCAGTGAGTGCATTGTGACTTAGTGAGTCCTTAGCTCCCTTTACCCCGTGCCAAGAGAACACTGTACGGCTATCCCGGAGTTGCCAGAATTTCCACTGTAGCCCGGCACTAGGCATAGACTGAGGATAGATTTTCAGTGCTGCCTCCAGGATAGGGTAGTCAAAACTTCCCTGACTCCAGAACTCTGCAGACTTTTCTTGCAGCATCGGATACTTGCTGAGCCAGTAGCAGAACCACTGCAGGATCTCTTCCTCGTCTGCGTCCTGTGCGAAACTCTTTCGCCAGTTAGTCTGATTCTGCTCCTCCTGCCAGTACCAAGTCTTAGGGTCATCCCGTACAGTATTGATTCCTACCATGTTAGCTGTAGCCAGGAACTTATCTTCCAGGATGCCCAGCTGAGGGGTGATGATAACTGCACCAATCTGCCAGATACGGCAACCTGGAGATAGTCCTGTGGTTTCGATATCCACCATCACTCGCCAGGGTTCAGTAGGAGGAGCTTTGACCATAGTGGGCGTATTCACCGCTCTACTCCTTCAAGTTCGTCTGCTACAAGTTTCGCGTACCCTGCTATGTCAATCCAGGAGTCCGCATAATTAGGATCTCCATTAAGAATCCGGCCTATCTTATGGAAGATCATATGCAGGGCTTCTCGCTGGGAATCCCCTAAGTGGCTTGCAAGACTGGAATCTTTGTACTGACGCAAGAAATTATCTGAGACCTCCATCAGGGTCTGTGTGATCCTGGCATGATCCTTGAACTTCCCATACCGTAATCCACGCTCAGCAAGTATACCGTCTACACCCTCAGGGTTATCGGAGTTTGCTGTACTGGGGATGGGCGCATCATGAGGCAGGGCTGCCGGCAGTGTTCCCAACTCCAGAGGATTACCTGGGGTTCCTGGCATCGTCACGGAATTCTGCGAGAATACTCCAGCAGCCTTAGCTATCCCTGCCAACTCCTCTACTGTATATTTCCTGTCACTTCCCATTTCGATTCTCCAGTGCGGTAGTCAGCTCTTCCAGAGTCTTGAAATCTTCCAGACTCTTACCTTGTGATAGGAATGCGTCAATGTCTTTCTGTTTGACAAACACTCCATGCCGGAGCTGCCCTTTACGATCCTTAATATCTTTCCAGGCTCGCTCCATTGCAGTGTCAAATGGCACTCCCATCAGTCTAGCCATCTGAACCAGGACTACAAGGCAATCCCCAATACCGTCCTGGGCTTCACTGATATCCCCGCGCTCAAAGGCTTCCACTGCCTCATCAGCTTCTTCCACTAGCTTAGACATCTGAGCCCTAGGAGTTGCCCCATTCTCCCTAGTGATCCCTCGATCCTGTCCCCAGGTGAACGCATTCTTAAGATTAGGAACAAACATAGGCCCAGCCAATTCTGCTGGGTGTGTGAGTTCTCGGGGGACTTCTGAAATACTTGTGCTTACTGCCATAGTATTCTCCTTATTCAACTGTATCCATGACCACTTTTTCCTGGGGGGTCAGATATTCCCAGTCTACAAATCTTACTGTGCCTGCTGATCCTGATCCTGAGCCTGCTCCCTCGTCTGAGCCAAGCTGATCCACCTTGCGATTAAGCAAGATACCTTGACCTACTACCTGGATCTTTCCCGCTGTACTGAGTCCCATTAGGATATCAGACAGTTTATGAAATGAGTCCAGATCCTTGTGTACTTGTCCCCACAATTCAGCTGCAGAGATAGGCTTAGTGGCTCGCTCGATAATCTTGAGCACCTTAGTGATAACCTGAGCATTCTTAGACTGCCCGAATTCTCCTAGTGCTTTCGACATATCTAGCTCTGCCCGATGTAGTACAGTGTTAGATCGTACTACGTGCCTAGGCAATATCACCTGGGAGCACTCCGCTGCTGCATGGATCACACAGAGTTTCAATAACTGGGTGAACCTCCGATTACCGTACCCATCGAAACGGGGATCGGCTATCTTCTTCCATCCAGTGTAGATCTTCTCTGCTAGAGCCAGTGCTTCTGGGGACATTTCCATAGCACCCTGCACTGTTAGCTTAACTCTGTCCAGGGCGGATACTATCTTGGCAGTTTCTTCTTCGCTTGGCTTCGGAGGGAATGCGATCTTAATCCCCGTTTCTTGTCCGTGGATGATAAGTGTCCGAGAAAAGAATCCTTGTCCGATAGCTTCAGGAGGTATGGTAGCAGCCAGCATAGTAGGGGTATTGCCGCTAAGTATGCTAACACAAGGATTACTAATAATATGTGATCCGCCTGAGCGTGTGCTAAATTCATAATCTCCCTCATAGTCCCACATGACTCCCAGAAATCCTAGGAAGTCAAGGATATTAGCTCCAAAGAAGTCATTGAATTCATCAGCTGCAATGAGTGCATCAGTGGAGGAGTCATCAGATCCCACGGTTCCCCATAGTTCTGCATCCCCATCCAATGCTCCCTTGCCTGCCATCCACTCAATGAATTTCTCTTTAGAGGTCTTTTCTGCAGTGAAGTTCCTGTATCCAGCAGATCGCATAATACTCACGAATCTTTTAATCGCGCTGGACTTTCTGGTTCCTGCAGCCCCGAATAACTGCACATACATATTCGGGTAAATCTTAAATCCTCCATGCTCAAACCACACTGATTTACCTAACCATGCCCCGAGTCCGCCTATTGCGCTCCATCTGTGGAATGCTATAGGAGACTCAGTGCGACCTACATAGTCTAGGTAATCCTGGATAAAGTCTCGGTGCTCTAACTCTGCGCTAGTGCCTGTCACTGAAAGTTCTCCCATCTTCGTCCACAGTTTTTAAGATCCACTGGGACAACCATGTCTCTTGTAATACCAAAGCAGTCTGTGATGGGTACAGGGAATCTCATGAGTGAGGTTACTTGTTCTGCTAGGTCTTCTCGTCCGATAGGTACTTGGAATAAGAGTGAGTCGTGGATCTTGGCGTTGAGTCTGACTGTGTTGATTAGTGAGTTCTCTTTCCTCCAGATCCAGATTCGGCGCACAGCTTCATCCAGAATCATGGCATTAAGAGATTGAGTCTTGTGTGCTACATAAGCATTGAGTGCGGGCTTTCTTTCCCAGGGCTTACCGAAACAATAACGAGTCCATCCTGTGGGTCCGGTCATGCGGTGGTGCAGTCTTACTTCTTGGATGATTGATTTATAGTATGCAGTTTTTACGCGGGGGTAAGTTTGTTCATATCGAGCTAAGAGGTATTCACATACTTTGTGCAGTGACCAGGAGGTATTCAGTCCGAGTAGTTTCTGGGCTTCCCGAACATTCTTATCTCCCATGGTTTCCAGAAGAACTCCGGCTCCCATGTTGTAGTTTGCACCATGGTTCACTCGCTTGGACAGATTGCGGAGTGGCTTGTTAAGAGTCTTACCTGCAGCTGCCGCTACGAGTTGTCCAGAGTCTGAGTCCCAGTATTCATCGTGGCCGTCCTTGTAGATTTCCTCGTACGGTACACCGAAGAATGCACTAGCGTTCAGGCTATGGAAGTCGTGATCACTCTCCACAGCTTTAAGCAGAGCTGTATCCCCTGAGCAATAAGCTACTCCACGAGCTTCCGCCTGGGAGAAGTCTGCCTCGTAGATATGGAATCCACTATCCGCGATAACGGTATTCTTAATCTGCCAGTGCTCGTTCGGGACGTTCTGCACATTCTGCCCACACCAGAAGTGGTGATCCTTACTAGCGTCTCGTCCAGTGTCTGTGCCAGTGGGATTGATTGAGTACAGCCAGCGGCCCTTGAAATCTTTGTCCTCTGCACGGATGCCGAGATAGCTAGACTGCAGTTTCCTGTCCGAACGGTAATCGAGGATTGCTCCTAGGATTCTCTCGTTCAAGGGGTGCAGATCCTTGACTTTCTGGAGTGTGGCTTCATTACTGGATTCCCATGCCTTACCCGTCAGCCCCTTGAGTAAGGCTTTAACTTGTGGCGGGGACGAGGGATTGAATGCAGGCACGCTAGTCATCCGCTGGATACTTGCCAGTCTGCGGTCTAGTCTCTTAGCATATATCCGATTCCACCTAGCCTTCCGAAGCACGTCCCGTTTCAGTCCCCGCATTTCCATCTCATGTGAGATATAGACTTGGGGGAACTTCATGTTATAGTTATCTATGGCGTACTGTGGAGCCTCACGAAGCCAGGAGCAGAATGCTTCACATGTTCCGTGAGTATCTCGTGCGTTGTACTCCAGAAGTTCTTCGTCTGTGGTGCTGCCCCGTCCGTCCTTCCAGTACCTGTGCTCCCTGTTAAATAACGAGGACACCATATTAAGATCTTTCGGAAGTTCGGACCATGTAGCGTGCATGGCATTGAGCGTATCTCCGATGTAATTAACCATCGGCGCGCCCCATGCAAAGAAGTGTGCACACTCGTACTTACCGTTCTGGCATACCTTAGCCTGCGGGGTAGCATTCAGCTGTCGCATCCATTCCACCTTCTCCATGGAATCCAGTTTAAAGCAGCCAGTCCAAGTGGAGTCATCGTGGAATTTAAGTGTGTAGCTGATCGTGCGAATGATGTTAGGGGGCAGAGTCTCGATGTCGATACTGATAAGCCAAGCATCCTGTGCCCTGGCTTTGAATTCCTGGTAGTCTATTGTATCCTTGAGAACCTTGTACTCGAAGGCGGACTGTACAGGCCAGGTGCGGGGTGCCAGGATCTTACTTGTGTATCGCTTAAATAACCATTCCCCTGAAGTTGTGTGTAGGATATTTTTCAGAGGAGGGAGGCAGAGAATCTCCCTGTCTGCCGGGGTATAGAGTATTGAACCTTTGAAGTTATCAACTTTGGCGCCCGGAGTATCCAGTTCGATGATATCCTGGCGTGTGGTCATGATAGCTTCCGCCCCCAGACGCTGGGCGAATTGATCCAGTTGTGCCTTTGTTAATACTTCTCCAGTATACAATGACGCCTTATGCCCATCGATCACCTCAGCGAATCGACGGAGATAAGGCTTGTCATCTTGAGTAAGGATTAACAAAAGTTTCATGGCTGGGTTGCTCCATGGATTGTTATGTTATGTGGCAGGCGGTGTAGGAATCGAACCCACATCTTAGGGAGTAGAAATCCCTTGTCTTATCCATTAGACCAACCGCCCTGTGGTGTCCCCGGTAGGACTCGAACCTACACTCAATGGATTATGAGTCCACTGCTTTAACCATTAAGCTACAGGGACTACAGGAGAAATCTCCTGGGGGCTACTGCAGACTACCGTCTGGACTACCGATTAGCCTTAGCTTCTAGCTCCATAGCGTAGACTTTAGCTGCGCCGTGATGAGTATGATCTTTGATTCCGTGTCGGCGATCCAGTCTCCATGGGCCTTCTGGACTATCTTTGTCGCACCAGAATTCACGGGTCTGGTTACCGCATACAGCTACTTTGACACGAATAGGCATAGTATGATTCTCCTGTGATGCAGATGGGAAGCGGGGGAAGTGGACAGATAAGGATCAAGGGCTCACGAAATCCTTATCTGTCCTGGGAACTACTGAGTACTACTGGCTTACCAGCTTACCTGGCTTACTGAGCGACTGCCGAAGCCTTGATGGTGTTCTCGGACTGAACTTCACCCGTCTCTTTGTTCTTCCGTTTACGGATTCCCAGAGTCAGGGCCATGACGCAGCCGTCACCATTGTGCAGGATTTCCGAAGTCTTTTCTCCGCCGAAAACTTCTTTCAGCGGCTGCAAGATTTCCGACTTCAGTTGGCCTTCCGAGATAGCGTTTCGCTTCCCGTCTTTGGTGACCAGGATATAGGACTTGACAAACTTCCGACCTTCTTCCGGCGGTACTGCATCTTTCTCAGCCAGTTCCACAACCTCTTGGAGTGTGAAAGTGGCCTTGACAGTCGGAAGATCCTTGTCCCCTACAGTAGTCTTTTCGTAGCTGAATTGGCACAGATAGGAGCCGATGGGGAAAGGTTCAAAAGGTACGAAGTCTGCAAGATCGTCAATAGTGCGATCCATCAGTTCATCAATGTCGAGATCAGAGACGTCCACATCCAGGTCGAGGGAGGCATTGTGAGCAGCAGGGGATTGAGCGTTCATAGTAAAGGTTCCTTTATATAGGAGTGGGTTGAATTACTTGGATTACAGATGTAGCCTGAGCTACAGGGTACAGCGGGTACAGCATCGTCACTCGTAATACAATATTAGCAACACGAGCATCAATCCGAAGAAAAACACAGGAGAGTCAAGCATCCAATGGAGCATAGTGGTGTCCTCCTAGCCAGCGAGCTGTCTGCGAGCCTTATCGGCCAAACAAATCCAGAAGCCGAATCTCCTTCTGGGACTCCACCGCCACATTGGTACGTGACTTAGCGGTGATCTTATTACTGTACGTGGTACTGGATACAGCACGGTGTGCTTTGTTAACAATCTCCATGTACACCACGTCAGAGAAAAACTTACCAGAGTTCCGGGTGAAATTCCGAGTACCAATCATGGGGGACATTTTCTCAGTAACATTGTCAGACAGCTTAACCATGCCCTCGTGTGCGATACACACTACATGGAATTGTGCCCCCTGGATATAGGTGAGAACCTTAGTGAGTACATTACCCAGATTCCCCCAGTCATCCCACTCGAATTTATAATCCTCTGGCTTCTTCCGTACCATGTTGAATCGGATACTGGCTTCCAGTGCGGATATGGAATCAATCACCAGAATGGTATCTGGTCCAGCCTCTTTCATATGCACCAGTGTGCTGGGACGGTTATTCTTTTCCCGGAGTGGGTGATTAACTTTCCCGGTCTCTTCGTCCACCCAGCAAGGTACTCCAGTGACAATCTTAGTGACTGTCTCAGAGAACATTGGCTGCTCTGGGGTATCCGGAATCGGCAAGAGTTCAATGTTCTTCTGGATACTTTCCGGATGCTGGAGTAGTGTCTCCCAGCCTGATTCACCATCGAGCCAGATGAGTTTGAACTTCTCCGCCAGTGCTCCAACTGCACGAGTCTTGCCTGCACCAGAGGGGCCATAGACTAGAACTTTCTTGTACCGGGATTCTTGTGGGTTAATCTGTGCCAGGTTTGCCATTTTGGCTGTGCTCCTTTTGTGCTCTGTGTTCCATAGCCAGGTCGAGGGCTAAGAGTTGTGCTTTGATTTCTTTTGTGCAGGTTGCGCAGTATACTCTGGGGAATATTCTGGGCTCCGCATACGGGAAAGTTAGGAGGAATATTGGAGTGCCTAGGTCTTTAGTGTGGCAGCCTGAGCATGGAACTCTGCAGTCAGGATCTTGATGGTACTGGTCTGAGGTGGAGCTATACATCTTTCCCCTCCTTACATGCCTTAATCATAGCATCCCTGCGAAACTTCGTTAGGACTTCTAGCTCATTCAACTTCTCCCTGATAATGACTTCTAGATTAAAGATATCATTATCATATGGAGTGTGGGGTGTCAATGGAGTGCGGTCATACATCTGACTCCGGATACCTTTCAGTTGCCGCAATCTCCAATTTAGTGATCTTGCAATCTTCTGCGCTTCCGTAGCAGGGACTGCCTTCCAGTTAGACATGAGCTAATTCCTCCCAATGCACTACAATATCCCAAGGCTTACCTGTGTTATCCAGTGGAGAATCAAACTCATCCAGGGATCGCTGGGTAAGAGGTTTCATTACGCCTTCCGTAGCCATGTGACACTCGTGCATGAATTGACATTCTCTGCCATACGACATACAGGCTTCCCCATGGAGTGGCCAGATTCCATAATCTCCGTAGGTTTCTCGGAGTCTTTCCAGAGTCTGTACATCCCAGAGCTTAGCTTGTAGCCACTGTGCCTGCTGCACAATAGTCTTAGGGAAATCGAATTGAATCCATTTCTCCAGATAGGTCATCCATACAAGATAGAATACTGTGTAGTTTACTGGCACGTGATCTGGGTCAATCTGTCGCAGAGCTACACTGTAACCTAATGCCTGCATAGAGTTAGCATACGTGCCACTATTCATCCAGCGCGCAGAGGAAGTCTTGTTATCAAATACACAGTACTCTCCGCTATATTTATTCCTGAGGATCATGTCAATATATCCTCGCTCTATGTACCCGCCAGGCAGATAGATTTTAATACTAACTTCTGCAGCTGGGCGACCATTAGCTAGTGTGACCAGCTCGTAATCCTCCAGCAATCCATCCTCCCTAGCTGCCTGGAATAACTCCAGTGCCTGCACTGCATGGAAGAATGATTTCTTCTGCTTCACATTCTCCTCGAACAGATGACTTGGCCAAGTGTGAAACATTCTGAACAATGTATTCTGGAATGATTCACCTGACAGCATGGAGACTACTGCATCCCCGATAGCGTGGCCGAAATCGAATGTAAGCTGAGTGCTGTTATCTACGGGTCGTGCGTTAGTGCCTAGCTTCTGCAGCTGGTACTTACGAGGACAAGAGTGGAGAAGCAGACTAGAGCTATAGCTTAGGAGCTTAAGTCTGGGGTCACCTTCTGGAGGACAAGGTACTGATTCATCCTCTGGCTCTAGGACTACTGCACTGTCTAAGTCCCAAGTAGTCCCGCTGGCACCTGCTTCTGGCAGTGGGTCCATTAGGTCTACGAAAGCCCCTTCTCCAACTTCTGTAATATTTCCTGTGCCCATTTTGTGTACTCCGGTGTATTCTTTGTCAGCATTATAGCTAGTGTCTCTGCAAGATCCAGTGCCCACTGAGGATGATTCCCTAACCAGGGTCGTTCTGGGATAGTGTGCTCCCTGCCTCCACACTGATGACAATGAGTTAGCAGAACAGGAAACCCTAGATCACTCCTGTACAGAGCTCCACAATTACATGCTATAGGAATCTCTTGCAGCGAGGGAAGGTAGTCTGGCAATGCTCTGGAGGGATCAGCTAAGTCTGTCCTTCCAGCTGTCCAGGCTGCCATATGTATTCTTCCTGGCCCCGTGCTTGCACCTGTGCACCGTCTAATTATATAGGCACTTACTGCCAGGGAGCGAAGTCTGGTTACGCCCGGATGTTCCATAGCCCGTACTTAATCCAGCATGTCCAGTGCAATCGGCTGAGACTTCTTACGCTGGGTTTTCTTAGGTGCTGCCTGGATTGTAGTGTGAGTGTGCTCCA